ATGTTGCCGTAATACTCGCTAAAGCATCTGTATTATAAGCCAATGAATCGAAGTTAACATCCGATAAGAATGTTCCCTCTAAAATCCATTTCTCAACAACAACACCAGTTGGGTCTAACATTTCTAAATCGACATTCTTTTTGTATCCCGCAGCATAACCCATACGACCTGTTACAGACTCGGCACATAGACGTACCCACTCCATAAGAGCTTGAGATGCGGACGGACCAATAGGGTCACGGAATTTAACGTTAATAGTTCCCCAAGTAAAACGACCAGCAACGTAAGTTGAAGTGTTTAGGAAGGGAATCTCAACAGGGTTTATAGTTATATGTGGTCTTGCCGTAGATTCAACGAACCATTCGTTAATACCCAATGTTGTTGGGAAACGAAGAATGAACCTGTTTTGTCTTTTAGGTTCATAAGGTATCGGCATTTTCATCAATAAATCAGCCATTTTCTTTCTTTTTTGTTATTTTGTGTTTATTTTGTTTTTTATAAATATCTCCAAATAAATTTTTTCTCTTTACTTTCAAGATTTAAAAAATTATTCTTAGCATATAAGTATCTAGTTTTATTTATTAATATTCTTTTTTAATTCCTCCTGCAGTAGAATAAGTCTTAATTATATTATCTGGTTCTTTTTCAAAATGACTTTTAACTTTTTCTACATTTCTTAAATCATCATCTGAAAAACCAATTGTAGGTAAGAAATTATTAGTTATTTTATTCTTTAAATACGCTTTCTTCTTAATTTGAGTTGAAACTTCTTTAATATATTGAACAAATTCTTTTAAGGCTTTAATTTTACCTTCCTCGGGATTTGTTGCCGAACCTTCCCCATAACTTACAGGATAAAATCTACAAAGGTCTAAATATTGACGTATAATTTCACGTTTACTTAATTGACCCTCATCAGCAATGTGACGAAACTTTTCTAAATTTTTAACTAACTCATCTGAGTTAATCCCGTTTTTATTTGAAACAATTAAATTGTACACCGCCTCTTTAATTACCGAAGGGGTATGACCTCTAGCGGTAACGATAGAAAAAATCGACCCATTATTTAATGCTTCTACAAAGTCAGGCCAAGCCGCACTTGGTTTTGCTAACATAGAGTCAACAATAAATTGTTTGTCACCCGCAACACCAAAAAATTTAAATGGTTCATCACTAAAACCTACAATAGTATGTCCTTCATATTCAAAAGGTTCTTTACCTATGTCGGTTCTATATTCCGCAAAATCCTCAGTTGACATACCAACATCATTACCTTCTTCATCTTTTAAGATAATCTTAGTTGGCATTGTCATTATGTTGTCGTCCCAATCGAATGAATAGTATTTCATGTCAGGTGTTCCTGCTTCATCAATACCTTCTATAATCATTTTTTTATTTATCATTGTTATTATTTGGCTAAAAACAAGCCGACATTACATCGGCTTGTTTATTTTTTATTTTAGATATTCTCGAAAGACGCCCCTGTTGGAGTGATATAGAACGTGATGTCTATAAATTCTAACGATTTTGTAGGTTTAACATAGATTTTACCCGTCATTTGGTTTCTGTCTAAGTCAGCCGCGTCTGAAGAAACTGTTACACGGAAATCGTATAAACCTCTGTCTCTTCTGATTGCGTCTAAGATAGGGTTAACCGCATCTAAGAAATCTTGTCTTACTTTTTGGTCGTTTTGTTCAAACAGTAATCTTACAGATACCGCAGAAATCAATTTACGAGCTTGAAGTAATAATCTTCTTACGTTAATTCTATCAAGAGCCGATTGTCTAATTTGTAAAGTTTTGTTACCCCAAATTACGGTTCCAACATCAGAGAAGGTTGCGATTGGGTTAAGACGACCTTGATATAATGTGTCTCTATCCTCTTGTGTTAACTTCTTACGTGCTTTAATAGCGTTTACTATACCTCTTGTGTAACCCGCCGCCGCGAACCAAGGGAATGCAATATTGTCTGTTAATGCTAAGTTTCTTGTAACCTCAGCAGTTGCAGGTAAGTAGATTTGTGTGTTGTTTACCGTATCTCTTGTTAATACCCATGGGTAGTAAGTTGCGGTGTAGTTAGAATCAATACCCGCAGTTTCTAAATTATCTACTGCTTCTTGTGGATAAATTAAATCCTGCATATTGGTTGTTGTTGGAACAAACATGTTGTAGTCAGGAGTTGTACAAACATAAAGTGAGTCAGCTCTATCATTTTCAATCATGTCAATTGCACTACCAACCAAGTCAGAATGATTAATATAATCAATACCAGGGGTAACGAATACGTTAATATTAACTGCCTCAGGATTTGAGAATGTTTGTTGACCTAATAAATAAGCGTAATAATCGGTGTTACCAAAACCTTGTGTGGTATCCCCAACAGTAATCTGTTTAAACGCTCCCCAACCTGTTGCCGTAGGATATTTAATTGATGGACACGAACCTCTTAAGTAACCATTTCTACCTAATACAAATCTATCAGTATTAGTTCTTGATTCTCTATAAATGTCCCATCCGTCAAATCCTCCTTGTACTAATAATGAGAACTTACGAGCGTAAATTCTGTAGTAAGGGTTCTCTTCTGAATCAGGGTCTTGAGTAAATGGTGCATCACCACAATAGAACGCTGGTGTTCCACTTGTAACGAATGCGTTAGGTACAGTGATTGCACTTGCGTTAATATCCATGTGGAAACCTCTACTTCTAAAGTTCCATTCTTCACCCGTAGAATCTGTACAGATATCTAAAGGAAGTTGTTTACCTTTGTAAGAGTAGTAATCAACGTCAATACCTACAGTATCAGAAATACCTAAATAAGTTCTACGTACATTATCACCGTTACTTCTTGTAATATCGTCAGCTCCTGAAGATAAACCAAATGGTGGGTTATATACTACCTCACCTGGGTAATCGTATTTTTGTTTAATAATTGGGAATGGAGGTCTAACCCCCGCGTACTCTCTAAAATTGAATCCTAAGAATCCACAAGGTAATGCGTCTATTGGTGCGTCTTCATTAAGTTCAATCATAATATATTTAGAATTCAACTCATACTCACCATCGGTTGTACCAATTTTTTTCGCAATAAATGCGTTATCATTAGGGTCCATATTACAGTTAGTGAATTTTTCAATAACAACTGGATTTGCGTCTGAGTCAAAGAAATCTCTAACTAATACGTCAAACGTTCCATTATTAAACGAAATGTTTGCGATTGAGATTTTAACTTCGGTGTTTGCCGCCTCACCATCAGCAATTGTTGTAAATTTGAATAAGTTGTAAACCTTGTTACCTCTTAATTCAGATACAATCCATGGTGATGTTGGTGATTGATATTGTTCTAAATACCAAGCGATTGATGTAGGGTCACTACCTTGTCTTGCGTCAGGTAATGCGGTTAAGTCACAACTTAAACCTCTAATAAACCCTTTTCTCCATCCGTAGTTTAATAAAGCTTGGAATCTTTCCTCCACAAATAAAGGAACCACAGTTCTTGGTTTTGCGAAGTTAGATGAACCAAATACTTTTGGTAAGTACTTAGGGTCAGAATTTTGGAGAGATGTTTCAAAGAAATAGGTGTCCCCATCTTTACTTGTAATGTTAATACCAAAAGTTGCGTATGGATTTTTAGTAACCCCTGAATATGAACCTGAACAGTTCATAGTAACATCTGTTAAACCACTAACCTCATAAACGGGACCATTATCTGTTGAGTATGTTGCTAAACCTCTTGAACGAAGTGTTGCGACTACTAAGTCATCGTAATCTGTAAACGCAGTTCCTGAGTATACATAAATTCTACCAATTAAAGTACCTGTGTAACAATTAACAGGTGCAAATGTTGTTGTTGTTGTTGTTGCGGTTGGTGTTGGTGTAACACAAGGGTTTGTTGTTGTCGTTGTTGTAGTTCCTGGTACCGTTGTTGTTGTAGTAGTAACAGGTGGTGTTAAAGTTAATCCTGTAACAATAGACCAAAATGAATAACCACTATAAGCGGCGTTACCAACGTTATCAAATAAACCATAATACCAAGGGTCATTTTGTGGTGCAGCATAATCAATTACGCTTGCATCAACACTATTAACTCCAAATACGTTTGTTTCAGCGGTAAAGATAGGACTAAACGCGTCATAAGTTTCTCCTGAAATCGCACCATAATAATAAATTGATGTATTTTCTAAAGATGGTGTGTTTAATATATCAAAAATTTGATTGGTCATATTTGTTCTAACCGTAGATAAACTACCATCAAACAATTCATATGGAATATCTAATTTCGTAGCAATTTCCGCGGGAATTTGTGTTGGGTCAACAAATGATATTGAACCGAAACTGTTATTACAACCTGAGAAATCGATTGCAAAGTCAATTGTTTGGTAATCAACACATGTGTCGATACAATTAACTGTAGTTGCACTTTCACAATAGAAATCTACTGTAGATGGGTCTACGTTTGCTTTAGTTGTTATTGTCCATGATGGACCCGCATCATACCCTGATAATCCCAATACTCTTGTTACAAACAACTGGTTAGATTGTTGTAAATAAGATTTAGCGATATACGACGCTTCATATTTAGGTATTTGCGTATTTATGAATTTTTCTGGAGACGTTCCTCCAAAGTAAGTTGAGAATTCGTCGAAGTTTGTAATAAAAATAGGTTCGAAGGCTGGACCTTTTATTGTCTCCCCTACAATACCTAGTGTAGTAACCCCTACACTCTGTGCTACGAAACTCAAATCGACTTCAGAAGTATACACCCCAGGTGATACGAATACTTTACTGTTTGTTGCCATTAGTCTTGTGTTTTCTTAATTAATTTATTTTATAGATAAATATTCTGAAAAAAACCAAAATACTTTACTTTCCTGCAAGTATTTATTATTAGGGAGAATAAATTCTGCCTTTTTTCTACCATGGATAACAACAAAAAAAAAATAAAGAATTTAAAGATATCAGTTGAGTCTCACGATGTCTTAAAGACCTATTGCGAAAAAAGAGGGATAAAGATGTATCGTTTCTTAGAAAGACTTATTTTTGAGAAATGTAAAGAAAAACCCGATATATACGGTGAGAATTAAACTAATATATCACTAAACTTAATTATACTGTCTTTATCTATGTCATTTTTAGTGACAATTAATCTGAGAGTGTCGTTAGTATTTAACTGAATTTGTTCGATATCCATACCGTAATAGTCGTTATTAATGAACACTTCAAATGATTCAACATTGTTGGTTTCGACCAAATTTAGGTCAACTGTATAATCAAAAATTTGTGTAATAATATTATTTCCAACAACAAATAAAACATCTAAAGTTGCACTTTCGGAAGTTAAAAGTTTTTTTTGTCGTTTTCTTGTTCCCTGTGATTCAAGCTCAATAACTTGTAAAATTCTAGAAACCGCGGGAGAAACCTCAAACTCATCCTCATCAATTAAAAAACCAAGTAATGTGAATTCATAACTTTGTACATAATATTTTCTTTTCTCTAAATCTACAACAGATTCATCACTAATGTTTCCCATCACTATTGGAATATAATGTCCTTTAATTACGGTATAGGCTTGTCTTGACGCAAACATTTCAAGTACATTTTTATTAAAACTGTTTAGTTCTCTCATCCTGTTACAAACTATCTTAACATTATATGTAATATCAACAGGTACAGGTTGAGGTATTTTATAAACGTCCGCACCATGTCTTTGTCCGTCCCAAGTAGGTACCTGAGCGTAGAAATATTGTTTTCTATTAGGAATGTTATATAGAGTTGCGGGATTAGTCCCAAACTTAACCTCAGGAACACGAACAACAGTAATGAACGGTGGTTCAGTGTTTTTATCAATATTTTGAATATTCCAAGTTTCCGTGAATTGAGCCCAATTTTGAGTTGTAATTAAAATATCAATCATAGGAATCACCTTTCCATCAACAACAGTTTTTAATTCTGTCTTAACAAAATCCAAAAATCCACCATCTAAATCTGCATGTAAGATTGACTTAGGAAGATAGGTACCGTCTCTATTAATCTTATCAACCAATTCCTGTCTTCTTGGTAGAAGGGTTTTTGGATGCGTCAAAGGGATGTTTTTCTTAATTTTAGGTAACGGCATTTTAATATTTTTTTATTTCGTTTATTACGAATAGTTTGTTTTTTAAATTAACCATGTCAACTTCTTTTGCTTTGTATACTGGTCTTTCATCTGATTTATATACAAAACTATCATATTTGTAAGGGTTATATGTGACCACATTATCTGTTGGTTCTTCAGGAATATTTTCACATGGGTACTGACAATAATCAACTAAATCACCAATAACAAACGCGTGAACATTTTTTGACATTTCACTTCTAACTCGGTCTTTACCACCTTTTCTAACTCTAAACTCAACATCATTTAATTTAACGTAATCCGCATGTAATATAACTTTTGATTTATATGTTACAGAAAAAGTATGTTTGTGTAAATTATAATAAACCATTACTCTTTTACCTTTAAATTCATCTTCAGAATTTTCTTCCGAATTATTATCCATTAATTCTAACAATCTTAATGCCTGTGTTTCTTTAATTAATATTTTCATTATAAACCTCTAAATTCATTATTAGTAACTGCTGAAGCCATAATCGTTCTGTAAAACGGTTTAAACCCTGCGTACGTGTGTTTATTATCCGAGATAACCCTTCCGTCATTATTTACAGTATAGTATCTAACTTTATCTTCTGTTTCATAATAACCAATGTAATCACCATAACTAATATCAATACCTAATTCATCCAACTGTCTTTGGTAAACCGAAACTTTAATATTCCCTGGCTCAAACTGTTCTATTTTGGAATTTCCTAAATATTTATTTTCAGGAGCCATAATTTGAACATACCCTTTAAACTCTATTGGAGGTAAAAATTTAATACCGTCACTAACAGTTTCCCCATAAACATCATCGGTTTTTGTTTTCAATCTATCGATACGATAAAGAACTAAGGTGAAGTTCATATCGCCGTATAACCATTCCTCCCCGATTGAGAGGTCTAAATTAAAATCTTCATCTCCGAAGAATTTACCTATTCTAGTAATTGGAACTTTATTAGTTGACATATTGATAAATATTAAAAGATTACTTATTTTTAACTCAAACCAAATCTTTTGGAAAATAATATAGAAAATAACAAACCTCTATTAGAGAGAAGAGCATTAGAATTACTTGAAACTTATTCAGGGGCAAATAACTATATCCTAAAATTAAAAACCCAAAAAGAATCTAATAAGAAATTTTATCCCACAAGAGCCCAATCTGATTATATTATTAATTATTACGATGTAACTCCTAAAGTTGGAAAAAAATGGGTTGACCTTGACCCTTACTTTGCCAAAAAAATTGCAGATGAAAAATTATTAACAACAATACCTGAACAAGTTTGGGTTGAGAAGTTATTGGTTGAGAAAGACAAATCATATCATGTTTGGGGAAAAGTATTATCGGGGGAAACCATACACGAGTTTTGGTTACCCAAAGGAGCTTTGATTAAGACACACACAATTAAAAATGTTAATATAGATTATTCAAAATATTCTCACAGACCTCCATTAGAACATCAAAAAATTGCTATTGAAAAACTGGCGGGGTCTAAAAGATTTATTCTCGCAGATGATATGGGGTTAGGAAAAACAACCTCAACAATTATTGCCGCATTAGAAACGGGGGTTAAGAAAATATTAATTATTTGCCCCGCGTCCTTAAAAATAAATTGGCAAAGAGAGATTGAAAACTATACAGATAGGAGCGTTTATATTGCCGAAGGAAAAAACTTCTCACAAGAACACGATTTTATAATTGTTAATTACGACATTCTTAAAAATTTTTATGATTTAAAAGATAAAGAAAAATCTGAAATATATAAAAGTAATTTTGACCTAATCATTATTGATGAGGCTCATTATGTACAAAACGGTCAAGCTCAAAGAACTAAATTAGTTAATAGTTTTGTTAAAAGTGTTGATAAACTTTGGTTATTAACAGGAACACCAATGACATCAAGACCGATGAATTATTTTAATTTGTTATCTCTCATTGAAAGTCCTGTTGCTCAGAATTGGATGGCATACGCAATTAGGTATTGTCAGGGGTACCAATTTAAGGCTGGAAACAGA